ATCGAGGAAGAAGATACATTAGATAAAGGTACAATTATAGAAATAAATCAGGAGCTTATGATATGTACTGATTTAAACGCTGTTACAAACACAATAACTGTAAAAAGAGGAATGAAAGGCACAACAGCAGCTGCACATACCGCAGGTGATATAATAAAAATATCTCCTCCTTTTCCTAGAAAAGTTGTATTTGATGCTGTAAAAGACCAAATAAATAATTTGTTTCCTACTCTTTTTGCGGTTGAAACACAATCTGTGGTTGCAAGCACTGGATATACTTTACTTGGTGCTCATGATGCTCCTGGTACAAATAATTATTTAGTGTCAATTCTTAGTGCAATATCTCAATATACAGATTTTTCAACTGGTTCTGATAGCACAGGAACTATATTTCAGCCAGTTACTTCATCTTTGATAGAACTACCTAATCCTTTTACATTTACTGATTCAGATGGAGTTAGTAGAACAATAACATATACAACTGGACCAAGTGTTGTTCATGCAATTCAGTTTTCTTCCATAGCTCAAGGGCATACAGTATTAGTAACATTTAAGAAAAAATTTATAGAACCAACAGCTGAATCAGATACACTGACTAGCATAGGCTTAGAACCTGAGTATGAACCAATAATTATGGCTGGAGTTGCAGCACAAATGATTGCAGGTCGAGACATACCAACAGCAACAGCTGATTACATATCAGACCAAATGGCTGTAAGTAATTTTCCTGTAGGAAGTTCTAACAATGTAAGAAACTCTCTACTTCAGTATCAACAATTATTAGTAAATCAAGCAAGAAAATATTTAAGAGCTAAGTATCCTGAAGCAGTATCAGTTGATGGTCAGGTGTATGGAATACAGGCATAATGCCAAGAATACCTACAACTATAAACATATCTAATCCAAAAAGATATGGATATGATATAAAATTAGATGATATTCTTTTGAGGTCTGCTGTTGCTCCAAATAGACAAATGACAATAGAATCTTCTGATGTTGAAAGTGGACAAGTTAATGTAAGACAAAATGCTGAGGACTTTACATCAAACTTAGGTAGAGTATTTTCAAGAAACGATTTTAGTGGTGGTTCTAATTTAGATGTAGCTCATAGAAGAGATGGCACAGAAAAAGATACGATAAGATTTTGGGACAGTCAAGGTGTTGATGTTTTTAAAAAAGATTTAGGTTCATCATACAATATTTCTTTATTAGAAAGTACAACTAATCAAAGAACTTTATCTTCCTCTGATGGAGACAATCATATTGCTGTTGTTGATACAGCAATATATTTATCAGATGATGCAATTCTTTACAAATCAACAGATGGAGGAGAATCATTTTCTGTACAATCTACAGGATTAACTGCAGGTTATCATATAAAAGGTTTAGCTGCTCATGGTAATTTACTTTACATCACTGCAAATAATGGCTCTGCAGGAGAAATAGAAACATTAACAAGTGGTGGAACTTCTACACAAAAAATGTCTGCTGCAATTTATGATAAAATATTTTCAGTCAAAGGTAAATTATTAGTAACAATCGATAACGCTATACATCAATATGATGGTAATACTACAGTGGGTTCTGCAATTGTAACTCTACCGCCTGGGGAAACATTTACAGATGCAACAGATGCAGGAGCAGTAATTTTAGCAACAGCAACAGATGGTAGGATTTATTCTTTAAAAGATGTTACAGGTACTTTTACATTAAAAGGACAGACAGAAATAACAAATGAAAGACCTACATGTATTGTTGAATCTAATGGAATAATTTTTTATGGAACTAGAGAGGACCAAACTGGAGCAAAAAAAATAGGTAGATTATATAGAGCAGAGCTTAGAGTTGCAGATGATTTGTATGTTTTAGCAAGTAATCAATTAATAAAACAATGGGATGTAGATGGTATTGATAATTCTCCAAAAGCTCTATATGCAACAAGAGATTCTGTTTATGTTGGAATAAAAGAATCAGGTAGTACAAGTTTTTTATGGAGATATTATTTACCAACAACTGGTATAGCTAGATATTACAAGGCTGCTGCAGGTGGAGTTGTAAGTGATATATGCCAGGTAAACGAAAAGTTTTTATTTTCAGTTGTGGGAAGTGGATTATTTAAACAAACAAATTTGTTTGAGACAGAGGGATTTATTATATTACCTGCAGCCGATTTTTTTACAGCAGAAAATAAACAATTTGTAGGTGCTGAAGTATCAACAGAATCATTAGATACTGGTACAAGTGTAGAAGTAGCTGTGTCAACAAAGTTTGAATCTTTAAATAATTCTGCAGATAGTTCTTTTGAAACAGTAATTACACAACAAGGTGGAACAGGTGATAATGAAGTTCAGATAGAAAAAGTGTCACGATTTATTGTAACTAAAATTACATTAAAAACTTCTACTACATCAAATACACCAAAGGTAAAATCTGTGCAAGTTCGTGCACTAGCTAGACCTGAATTAGTTGTAGCTAGAATACCTATAAATATATCTGACAGAGTAAATAGACCAAATAGAAAACCAATAAAAGTAAAAGAACTAGGAGATGCTTTGTACAATGCTTTAAGAGATAAAGAGGGTGATTCTGTAACTTTACAAATTTTTGACCCTAATGAAATAATTAGGGGTGTTGTAGAAAGCATAAGTTATCCTGTACAATCTAATACAGAAGTAGGAAGTGTAGTTCAATATGCTATACTTACAGTGCGTGGAACGAGACAGAATGTTGTTACAGATGTAACATCAACAAATGTGTTTGGTATAAACGCATTAGGAATAATGAGATTTGGAGCTTAAATGACAGCACAAGAAGTTAAATTTGCAAACTTTTATGAAAGTACATTAAATGGCGTATTAGCATCAGGTGCAACTTCAGGTGCATTAACTGCAGCACCAACATCAAATGGAACATCTAATATTTCTGTGCCTTACTATTTAGTCGTAGACCCTGATAATGCTTCAAATAGAGAGGTAATAGAAGTAACAGCAGCTTCAGGTACAACACTTTCAACAATAGTAAGAGATAAAGAAGGTAGACATTCTACTGACCCTACACACGCAGATGGAACTGTAGTTCGTATGGCAGTTGTTAAAGAAATGTTTGAAGATTTACACGATAGAATTGATGCAGGTGTTACTCCTACTTCTACTACAACATTTACAAATAAAACTATTGATGCAAATGCTACAGGAAATAGCATTACAAATTTAGAAGTAGCAGATTTGGCATCAAGTGCATTAGATACAGATATATCATCTGTGAGTGGAAGTGATGATACACTTGCCTCTGCAAAAGCTATTAAAACTTATGTTGATGCTCAAATCGCAACAAGAGCTACAGTAGGATTAATTATAGGTTTGTCGTAATGAGTATGCTCATTATGCTCAAAGAAGGTGGAACTGTTGCCTTAGAAGGCACAACTAAATTAGATGCAGATTTAGATTTAAGTCTGAATGAAGCAAGTGGTAGTTTATCCACAGCTTTTAGGGTGATTTACAATTCTTTATCTGTAACAAGTAATACAAGTAGCAGAACTCGTGCTATAGTATTAGAAGTATAGAAATATATTATGGAGAAGATATAAATGGCAGAAACATTTAAAAATGCTTACTTAGATGTAAGCGATTCTGAAGCTGATTTTTACACTTGCCCTGGTTCTACAACTGCAATCGTTCTTACATTAAGAATGACAAATGTTCATGGAACAAATGCTGCAACTGTAGATGCAAAAGTTTTAGATAGTGATGCTTCAACTAACTCTATGATTGCTTCAACAATTAATGTACCTGCAGATAGCACATTAGAACTTGCAGGTGCTTCAAAAATTGTTTTAGAAGCAGGAGATAAAGTCAGATTAACTGCAAGTGCAGCTAGTACTATAGAAGCATTCGCCAGTATTTTAGAAATTACATAACAGGAGTTTTGAATGGGAAGAACTAATGAATTTGGTTATCTCGGAGCAGGACCTGACCAGACAGCTTCAGGTAACACAGGAGTATTCAACTTTACAGAAGTAAATAACTTAACATCTGATGGTGCATTTAACTCTGCAGGTTCTACTGACATTGTTGAGTTACTTGTAGTAGCAGGTGGTGGTAGTGGTTCAGGTGCTAATAGTAATAATAGAGGTGGCTCAGGAGGTGGTGGTGCAGGTGGTTTTAGAAACAGCACTACACAAACAGTTACAAGAGGAACTAATGTCACTATAACTATTGGTGCAGGTGGTACAGGTAGTTCAGGTCATGGTGGTGATGGAGCGGAAAGTTCCTTTGGTTCTTTTGAAAGTCATGGTGGTGGTGCTTCAAGAACAGCTACAACTGGTCTTTCAGGTGGTTCAGGTGGCGGTGGAAGTAATGATGGTTCTAACAATGTAAATGGTGGCTCAGGTAACGAAGGTGGTTATTCACCTTCCGAAGGCTCTGGTGGAGGTCAATCTCGTGGAGGTTCTGAAGGTGGAGGCGGAGGCGGTGGCGGCATCACTGGCACAGGTGGACATGGTGGTACTGATAACAATGGTCACTTTGGTGGTGGTGGTAAAGAAAACTTATTAACAGGTGTATCACAATTTTATGCTGCAGGTGGCAATGGTGGTAGAGGAAAAGCAGGAACAAACAGTGCAAAAAGCAACTCTACAGATTTAACTACATCTTCTGCAGGAAGAGGAGATGGTGGTAATGGTGGTGGACAAGCAGGAACAAATGCCATAGCTAACTCAGGTTCAGGAGGAGGCGGTGGTGGTGAGCCAACTGGAGATGGTGGTTCAGGTGGTTCAGGAGTAATTTTATTCAAAGTAGCAAATAGTAAAAAACCTTCCTCTACAACAGGCTCTCCAACAGAAATTGCAATAGGCGATAACACAGTATATAAATTTACAGGTTCAGGGTCGGCTCAGTTCTAATGGCACACTTCGCAAAATTAGATGAAAATAATGTAGTTTTATCAGTACATGTAGTAAACAATGATGTAATTACAGATGATAATGGAGATGAACAAGAAAGTTTAGGCATAGCATTTTTAAAAGGTTTACATGGAGATGATACAAACTGGGTACAAACTTCTTACAATGCAAATGTGAGGGGTCAGTTTGCATGTATTGGTGGAACTTATAATTCTGAAAAAGATAAATTTATAGTTAAAGCTCCATATGCTTCATGGACACTAGATGAGAATGATGTATGGCAACCGCCAGTAGATTATCCTGCAGACTTCAATACAGTAAATGGAACAAGAGGTTATGTTTGGAATGAAGATACAACATCTTGGGATACTACATGGGAGGCAACAGAACCATATCCAACTGATGGTAAAGATTATGCTTGGATAGATGGAGCTTGGGTAGAGTCAACATAATTTAAAAAGGTGGAACATGGCATTTATACTCACACATTATGAAACTAATGTAAAAAACTTTGTGTCAACTGTTGAGATACCTTTTCAATGGCAAGTAGATTTAAAACCAAATCAAAATGGAAACTTATCTATTGGATTAAGAACTATATATAATGGTCTTAACATAACAACTAATCAAAGCACTATAGCTAGATTGTTTGTGTTAGGAGATTTAATATAGAACTTAACATATATCCAACTAGAAAAGAATACGAAATATTGTTAGAAACTTATCCTCCAATTTCTGCAAACAAATTTTTACCTAAATGGTACAAAGAAAAAAAACCTAACTATGTAAATGTAGAAGATGCAATGGTAAATCCATTAGTACAAAAACATGCTAAACAATGTCCTGCAATACAAGATTATTTAGTAGATGGTGTTGTAATACCTGCATGGTCAGATATGCAAATAATTGCAAATCAAAATGGCGTAGTTGAATGGAATATTAGCGTAGGTCATAGTGCTTCTTTTAATGAAACATTTTTAGATAATCAAAATCAAAAACAATTAGAAGGTATGGGATTATGGGATATTGATAGTGTAGGTATATTAAAATTAAGTACACCATATATGTTTGTTACACCTGAAGGTTATGGCACACATTTTTACGACCCTTTTTATCATCATAGAAACAATATAAGGTTGTTACCAGGAAGAGTAGAAACAGATGTATGGCATGAAGTAAATTTTCCATTTGAATTTGACAATAGAGATGTACCAAAAGAAAGCAAACTTATATCTGTAAAAGCAGGTGAGCCATTAGTTGTAGCTTCTGTGTACAAAAAATCTATCAAAACAAAATTAAATGTACAAAAATATTCTGAAGAAAAACAAAATATTTACGATAACAATAATGCTATAAGCCATACTTTAAGTGGTAATTGGCGTAGAACAAAAAGAATATTAGATGAAAAAGAATAAAATTAAATTTGCTATGTTTTCTGACATGGTTTATTACAACAAAGATTTACACCCAAAACCTATGAAAGAATATACACCTAATTGGTATAAAGATATTCATAAAAATATGAACTATGATAAATCAATAATAAGTCGCATGCGAATGAAAAATGTACAAACTTGTCCATCATTTTTAGATATATTTTCAGAGGGATATGTAATTACTACACCTGTTGATATTGTAATTGAAGTAAAAGAAGATGGGTCTTACACATGGGAAATGAACAAAGGTTTTGATATTGATTCAAGACATGTTAGTGCATCAGAATTTATAGGTGGACATAATGATATGCAAATGGTTAATCATTTACCAAAAAGTTCAGGTATTGTAAAAATATTAAAAATACAATTTCCAATGTATGTAATGACACCACCAGGATATTCATGTAGGCAAATTCCTATGACTTATCTTTTTGACAAAAATGATGAGTGGGAATCTTTATATGGTGTTCTGAAAACAGATATTGTTAATGAGTTGAATATACAAATAGCAATAAAAAAATACAATACAAAAATATTGATACCGCAACATACACCTTTGTGTGTATATGTGCCTTTTAAAAGGTCTAAAGAGCTTGAGATGGAAGTCACAAAATATTCTGAAGATGAAGAAGCAAAAAAATATTTTAATAAAAATTATCTTACATTACATGGAACATTTAAAAGTGGTTATCTTAGAAATTTTAGGAAGGCATGATATAATCCCTTGATGGATTATGTTATTGGATTTATATTAGGATATTTTATAAAAAATTTTTTAGTTTGGTTAGATGATTTTGCTATGCCAAAAGTACCTGATAACTATAAAGAAGAAGATTGGGATTGGATAGTATGAGCAGTGGAAATGGTTATACAAATAAGGAACTTCTAAACATAATTATTGAAACCCAAGAAAAAACAAACGAAAGAATAGATTTACTTCACGAAAAAGTAAACAGTAAAATTTCAAGACAAGAACTAAGCGGTTGGCTTGTAGCAGGGTCTGCATTGGTGGTGTTAGTCAACGCCCTAATGTAGGAGGTAATATGTGCTGCGGTCAAGGCTGTTGCAATGGTGGTTAATAGCATCTTTAGTTATGCTGCCAATATCAGCACTAGCTAACGAAGAAGAACAAGAGAATACAACAACAACTACAACTACTACGATACCTGGAGAGGTTGAAGAGATAGAAACATTTGATGGTCCTGAGGAAACAACTACGACCACAATACCTGAAGAAACAGAAACTACTACAACAACCACAACTACTACAACTATTCCTGAGTGGGAACAATCTACAGATATTGAGTTACCTGAAGATGAGTTAGATAGTCAAGGTAATGAAGTAGAAAATAACATACAGATAGATGACAAGCATAGTAATGGTAACTGGTCTTGCTGTGGTATGACAGATTTTCACATGAACTTACATTACTTTCAACATGGTAACGATAGTAATGATTACACATTTACATTACCTGAAACTACAACAGTAGATGAAGAAGAGTTAGATATAGATATATACGAAGTTGGTTTTAGGATTGGTGCATTAAATAATGATGGCACAGTTACATACACACATACTGATGAAACTACACAAGTAAATGTACTTGAAGGTCAAGATAATACAGATATACAAAATATGTTTGAGGATGTTGTTTACAACATTTACGATACATTAGAAACATTTATAGAAAGTTTTACAATAACAATCAATGACTGGTCTTTGCTTGATGATATATCTTTTAAATACATACAACCAACTACTACAACCACTACATTACCTCCACCACCTGAACCTGAGCCTATGCCTGAACCTGAACCTGAGCCTATAGTTATTATTCCTCCTGAAGAAGTAAAAGACATACCTATAGAGCTTGATAATGGAGAAATAGTACAATATTCACAGAGAGAAATAGATGATGGTACATTAGAACGAGACCAACAAAGACAAAATAACCTAGAAATTTATGGGGTAGAATTAACTGATGAACAATTACAAAGAGATTATAGCCAAGATGAGTTACAAAATATGGAATCAGAAATCGGAGAAGAGTTTTTTGATGATGTTGATATACCTGAGTTTGTGGAAGATGAGCCTACTGAAGAGGAGCTTGAACGAGAAATTAAAAAACTTGAACTTGAAGAAGAAGTTGAAATATTTATTTTTGAAGATGAAGAAGAACTTGAAGAGTTTATTGATACAATTATTGAGGTAGAGGAATATTTAGAAGAGTTTGAAGAGGTTGAGATTATAATTATAGAGGATATAGAGGATTTAGAAATAGAGTTTGATTTGGAAAATTTACCTAAACCTCCCAAAGAAAAAGAAATAATAGAAGAGGATTATGATGAGTTCGATACAGAATTTGAAGAAGTCGAAGAAGTTGAGGTTCTCCCTGAGGTTTTACCGTTGGAGGATACTCCCGAAAAAATTGAGGAGATACTTACTGAAGAAATGGTTGAGGAACAGGTTGAAGAGTTAGAAGAAGTTATTGAGGAAATAATTGATATACCTGATATAGAAGAAGAGGATTTATCTGATGAGGAAATCGAAGAAGCTATTGAAACTTTTGTGCAAGAACTCGACACCGAAGAAGTTGTAGAAGTTCTTGAAGAAGTAAATGACATAGGAGTACAGAATCTTGAACAAGCTACCGAGGAAATACAGGAGGTTGTTCAGGCTGTTGTTGAAGAAGCAATAGAAGAGATAGAAGAATTAACCGAAGAGCAGGTTGAAGTAGTAGCTGAAGTATTACAAGTTCAAACTGAAGACGTAGAGATTATTGCAGAAGCTGTAAAAGAAGATGAAGTAGTTGCAGAAGCTGTTGAGGAATACGTAGAAAGAGCTGTTGAAAATGCTGATGTAGAAAATTACACCCTAGCCGATGTTGTTACCGAGGTACAGTTTGAAACATTCCTTGAGAATCCTATTGAAACATTTGTCGATATAGATTTTGAAGATATTACTTTATCATCTATTGGAGATGATATGACTACCGACCAAAAAGAAAAAGCTCAAGAGGTGGTGGTCCCAGTTATTTTGACTAGAATAGCAAGTATGGCAGCATTTATGTTTAGGAAAACATTATGATAAATAAACTATGGAATTGGATAGTTCAAGCAATAAAAGAAACACTGAACTTAAGTTGGACTTTAGTTGGTTTGATTATCGCAACTCTTACACTTACTGGTAGCGCACAACAAATAACAGGACTTGCTACTATAATTACATTAGGTGTATGGTTGTTAACCATAGGATTTAGAAAGGAATAATATGAAACTAACAGTAGTCAGAACTCAGTTTGGAACTGATGCAACTAATGGTATTTTGCTAATTAATAACGAGTTCGAATGTTTTACCCTCGAAGACCAGTATCAAGCTGTGAAGGTTATGCATGAGACATGCATACCTGAAGGTACTTACAATATTCAATTTAGAAAAACTGGTGGATTCCATGCCAAGTATTCTGAAAGATACAAGAATGCTCATTATGGAATGTTACATGTACAAGATGTGCCTAATTTTACATACATCTTGATTCACACTGGGAATACAGACGAACACACATCAGGTTGTCTCATAGTTGGAGAAACTCAACAGGATTTAGAAATATCTAAAGACGGTTTTATTGGAAGTAGCACAGTTGCATATAAAAAGATGTATGCAAAAGTTGCGAATCAATTACTGCAAGGTAAAGAAGTTACAATAGAATATACAACTATTCAGAACTTACTGAACAAACCTGCTGAGCAATCAGATGTTTATGAGAAGCTACAAGAAATAAACGGAGAAATCAAAATATTGAATGGTAAACTAAGTGGAAGGAATATTATATAATGTCAGATTTATTTGAAAAAAATAAAAGACAAAGAAACCAAGACGGCACATTTAAGAAAGATGTGGGGTGGACTCCTTGGAATGAAGCATGGAGTTATAAAATGAGTGAAGAACTCAAAGATATGCTAGAAAGAACCGTTTGGACATTCATTGAAGCGTTCATCGGTGCTTTAGTAGTAGCTCCACTTGCAGGTGTTGACGCAGATTCATTGCAGTTAGCAGCCATTGCAGGTGGCGGTGCAGCTTTAGCGGTAGTAAAAGCATACGCAAAAAAACAAATAAGCAAGTAATACTTATAGCAAAGCCAAGAATGTTAGCCTTTCTGTCTTGGCTTCTGCTATTCTAAAACGGAGCTTCACCAGGTTTGATATCATCTAATGAACGTGGTTTTACTTCGACACCTTTATCTTTTAAGATAGTCATAGTTTTTTCATCATATGCTTCTTTGAAACCTGATGGTAAATTTTTATCGTTTTTATACCAAGACTTAGCATATTTATACTGACCCTTTTGGTCTGCATTTTCACAATCTTTACCTTTTGAACATCGAAAATCTGCAGAAGCAGGGTTAGATTTTTCTTCAGGCAAGATTATATTTACATAACCAAAGCATGGTTTCGGACAAAACAAACTATCTTCATTAGACACTGAGCTTGTCGTAGCCGACTTTGAAGGAGCCACTAAGACTTCATCGACCACGACTTCGCTCGGTTTTTCAATAACTGTGGTTTTACCGCTTGGTGTAGAACTTTCAAATTCTTCCTCCGTTACGTCTCCACTCCATAGTTCAACGCCCAAACCAAATCTCATACAAGCTCTTTTGAATGCGTCTGATTCTGCGTCTTTGAACAATGAACCATCATTTATTGACTTGTTATCTAGCTTGAATGTGTCAACGTCTCCTACACCTTGGTAAGAACCATGACCCTCAAGAGTTATTGTTCCTATTGCACCAACTATTCTTTTGACACCTTTGTGGTCGCCATACACTGGTTCAACAGACCATGAATATTTTATGTTGCTGTCGCGTAATCTTTCAACGTATCTGCTGTGAGATACATATTTTCCAAATTTCCCTTTTGGTGCTTCTTTTACATATTCAGCAGGAAAGGGTTTAACTAATTTATTGAATGCTTCTTTTGTCATATTGCTCCTTCGTTATAATCTTATTATATAACAACTACGTTTATAAAAGTATATTTTTTAATTATCTGTAAGTTTGTCAATACGTGTTATACCAGTTCTTATTGGTATATAGTTGTACTCACCATTTAGTTCTATTACAAAGTGTGGAACTGTTCCAACACCTGCATATTCAACGGCTACAACTTTTGTATTGTTTTCTTTTACTTCTGCCATTATTCCTCTAAGTTGACTAGATATTCTGCTGTAACACCTTTGTCAGGTTTTACAAATAAACAAAACTGTGATGGTCTTCCCATGCTAGCTAGTTGTTCAAGTGCGTACGTATTATAACTTTCTGTAGAACCATTGACCCATACACGTGTATCGTTGATATACATTGTCGTTGGTGTATGGTAGTGACCACAAACTGCGTAGTTAAAATCTTCCATGAGTTTGTTGGCTGCGAGAGACTTCCACCCGAGTATTTTTTTGTTATACCCATACCAAGGGATACCTGCATGTCCTCTGATTTGGTCTCCATGAAAGCAAAGAAATTTAGCTTTCTTACCTAGATTTGCAACTGTATACCAGTTCCTATCGTTCTGTCCGTCAGGTACTATGAACTTGATTCGCTTCTCACCTGCAAACATCGTATCAAGAATACGACCTAACATGCGGTCTGCGTTAGTTTCAGGGTCATAATCACGCCTGCTCCTTCCCCCTAAGGCACCGTGATTCCCAATAACCCAGTATACATCGACAGTTTCAAACCTTTCAAGCAATGTAGAGAAGTATTTATAAAGGATTCTTGGACCATCAACGGTAACTTGGGAGTATAAGGATGCATCGATTAGATGTGATTGTCCAGGGAATATAAGCTCTCCCTCAACTATGTCTCCGAGCGCAAGAACTACGCATTTTTTTACTGATGTAAATGAAGACTGCAGGTCTGCTAGTTCTACAATTTTTTGAGCATATTGCTCGACTCTTTTTTCTGCAATCTTTGTATTGTAATCAGGGGTAATCTTTGATAATTGAATGTCTGATAAAAGAGGTACACAGATTTCTTCTGTTGCCTTTTGTGATTTTTTCTTTGACGGTGGTTTTAACTTGGGGAGTGATAATGTATTTATTCCGTCAGTGATAGCTCGATATACTGATTCTTTCAAATCAGCGTTTCTGTCTTTAAGTCTTTCTATTTGTCTAAGCAATCTTTCGTTCGTACGTTTTAACTCATCTATTTTCTTGCTCTCAACCTCTGCTAGAAGTTCGGCTAGTCGTTCTTCTTTTGTTCTTTTAGCCATTTGTTAATTGTTGCTGAACTCACAGGTACATTAAATTCATGGCGAAATATCTCAGTCAATTTAGATGAGCTGTATATCTTCCCTTCTTGTAGTCCCTGTTGTATTGCTATTAGAAATTCTTCTGCTACTGCAGGGAGAAAATCAGGAAATTTATATTGTTTTTCTGCTTGTGCAATAAGCTCTTTGATTTCCATACTGCGTAGTATAGTCGAAAAAAAGGGGATAGTAGAAAAAATAAAAAAAATATACAACGAACGTTGTTTTGGAAAAATGTAAGTAAGGAGGTCGAGGTGTTGACCTCCCTACTTGCCTAGTGGTTCGCTAGGTAAAATTAGTTATAATAGATAAACTCTTGTGACGAACCATCTTGTTGTTGGAATGTCCAATTACCAACTTTGTGTGTATCAAACTGAATGTTGGGGTGGTTATCTTCTAACACTTCTAGTTCCCCAATCTCGTCTTCTACCCACCATCCACACTCGTTGAGTCTGATATTATGCATGTTTGAACCACCATTGGAAGTATATTCAGTAATCTTTTCTACTGCTTCCTCAGGACTCTCTGCCTCAACGTATGCTTCATTTTCTTGTGTGTACTTTAAGTAATATAACTTACTCATGTATTCTCCTTTCTTGTAACCTTTCCTTTCCTTTACGCTCCTAGCCAAACGGGACCTCACCATCGCTCGCCTATAGTAAAACTTTATTGTGGCTTACCTTTGCTTACAACTCCTCACTTCACCTCAACGCACCTATGCAATCCATAGCAATAAAAAAACTTTATTGTGCCTAAGCTATCCTTTCCTTTCCGAGCCGAGTCGGACCTCACCATCGTGGACCTTTCCGCTCCTAACCTCAAAGAAACTTAAATAAGGCTTACCTTTCCGAACCCTACACCACCACGGTCCTCCTGTGCTTAGCTCAAAAAAACTTTAATGTGCCTTACCTTTGCCTTCCGCTCCGAACCCGTG